ACGGCGGTAGTTTTTGACCGTCAAAAATTTAGTGATTGCCGTGTAAAATTGAGCGGTGAGAATAATACAATCACAATATCTACTCCAGGACGTTATCTTGTCCACTTCGACGGCATTGCGGGAAGCAACACAGTAGACACGGCGTTTAGCCTTTAGTTATATGTGAATGGAGTTGCTCAAGCTTGTGCCCGTTCGACTACAATTACCCCAGTTGCCAATAATGGAACTTCAATTGCCTTTGATACACTCATCTAGGTGAATAATTCTTGTTGTTGCGCAAATAACTCTCAATCTCTTCAAATTGTTGCTACGGAAACTAATGCGGGAACTCTTACTCACGCTAATGTGGTAATAATTCACTTATGAAAGAATTGACAACGCTCTATCAAATTATCTATGATGATTTGAAAGATAGTGATATGCTTATTGGATATGCGAAAGAACTAAAAGATAGCAACAAATAGCTTGCAGATATTTATATGACAGATGCTAAGAATAGGCTTGCGCATTCTCAATAGATGCATAAATAGTTTACCTCTATCGTTCAGGCAATGGGAGAGAATGGTGAGAAAGAAAAGGTGGCAGATTGTTTATGGGAAGCAACTCATAAACATTATATGGAATGGTTTGAAAATTTAGAAAATTGTATAAAGAAATGGTAAGAGAAAAGAGGACACTTTCGAGTGTCCTCTTTTTTATGCCCAATCAAGCATTTCGCTCTATTTTGTGTGGCTGGCGCAAGCACACTTACCGATACAAATTGCTTCGGCTTCGTCAAGCGAACACATTTGCCCATACCACACTTGAACTTTTAGCTATGCACTTTTCTTACGGTCATCTCGACTGCGCCCCTTGATACCGCAATATTGGCGCCAAGTGCCTACTGGAGCAATCTCATAAGCTATATTATTAGCGTAAAATAAATTTATTAGCACACCTTGTAAATGTGCGAGAGACTTATAGGTTGTTACACCTATTTCTGCGCCCTTTATTCCTTCTGCTTTGTTGTCTTGAAACTATATATCCTCAATACATACAAAGTCTATGCGCCATGCAGTAATCATATTCAAAACCCAATTGCGAATTTCATTTATACGATTTGCTTCACTATCAAAATTTACTCCGTAAGTGCCATGCCGGATTAGTTCTCCATTTTCAAAAATAGCCCAACCAGTAATATATGTTGCCTGGTCTAAGGCAAGAATGCGGTAGGCACCTTTGGGTTTAGGAGAACTGATTGTGGTCGTGGCTTTTTGCTTTTCGGCGCAAACAGGGCAAAAAGGCCGTTTGCGCCATTTCTCATAAGGGGTAAGGACTTTATGGCCTTCTGGGCATTGCCACTCCATTTCTTCTTTGAGATTCTTATATTCTGTTGAAAGGACTTTCCACTATATATTTTCGGCTTCCTGCTGAATTTGTGTTAGTAGAATACGTGCCATAATTCACTTCCCCGAAGAACCAAACCCACCAGAACCACGGTCGGTTTCATTTTCATCAATAGACTTTACTTCCATAAAGCTTGCAAGAGGAACTTCATTGAGAACCATCTGCGCGACTCGCATACCTTTTGTGATATAAAAGGGATAAGTGCCAATATTGTCAATAATAAGACCAACATCCCCTCGATAATTACTATCAATCGTGCCAGGCGTGTTAGCAACACGTATCTTGGTTTTCAAACTCATACCACTACGCGGGCGCATTTGAAGTTCATATCCCTTTGGAATAGCTACCTTGAAACCAAGAGGTATCATCATTGTTTGATGAGGTTCGACAGTATAATCATCTAAAGCATACACATCACAGCCAGCATCTCCATCATGTGCGTATGTGGGCATGTGAGCATCGGGGCTAGTGAGTTCAATAGGAATACGAATAATTTTATTACTTGACGCCTTTGCACTTTGCAAACCATTCACAGCAAGAGTAAGTACCTGCTTGACAAAATCTCTACGAGACTGGTCGTAATCTTTGAACTGCTCATCAATCTTTGCAATACTATCCTCAAATGCTTTATTGAGTTCTGCAACAGACATCCCTGACATATTCAGCGCGAGCGCCATATCATACTTGGCATTAGAATTATTGAACCCACGTTCCATCTCTTCAAGCATAAGTGGCTTCATTGCTTCAAAAGCATCATCGGGCATAGAGAGAAAAGAAGCAAGAGCTTCAAGTCCGTCCATTCCGGGGATTTTGGTTGCAAGGTCGCGGAAATAGGCCTCGCTACTTTCTTCAGTCGCTTCATCTACTACGTCGACAGTAGGAATAGTTGGCATAGTTACAATTTTATTTTCGTCCATTATTCCATCTCCTTTTTACCGCAATAAATGCATTTTCCAGACTGGAAACAATGCGGACATAAGTTTTGAAGCTCTTTAATACGCTCCATATTTTTACTGATAGTGGAATTGAGGGTGAAGAAGCCCTGAGTGATAATATCTGTATTTTCTTGAAGCAGTTGATTTACTTCATTTTGAATCTGATTTACTGTCATATCTTTCCTCCATTTTCAACAAATTCTTTTGGATTACATCTCATTAGTTTATCAATTTCATTGTATTTATTACACAAAGTTATTATTGCATATCTTGCATCCATTGTGGGGCGCGCGGTATATAGTTGAGGGGCAAGTACTTCAATCAATCTATCATAAAGACTTCTAGTCTCAACTTTTGAAGCGTTGTTTGTCTTATTCATCTTTTGGGTTATATATATCCAAGCCATATACCATCCGCCAAGTCCAGGTGCCATTATTGGTGGCTCTAACTTATATTTTATGCGCGAGCCCATACACCAAATAACACTTTTCAATCCATCAATAAATAGATCATAAGCTTCCTCAGTTGTTGAAGGTATTTTTTGTTCTTGAAAGTAAATAATATCTAACCAATTCTTACCAGGCGTGCGTTGTAATTCTTGAAGCTATTCAAAAGTTGGACGTTCTAAGCAAGTAATTCGAGCTTGAAATTTACTCTCAGTTTTACTGGTGTAAAATTGAAATAATGGACGAAGCTCTTCTAGTGATGAAAAAATAATTGGATAACAAAAGACAACGCTACGCTTCATGGTATATTTATCTAACTAGAGGTACTTTGGCAATTCTTCTGCCCAATTATTTGGTAGTTCATGGTCATGGATATATAATGTACTGCCGGCTTCAAAATTGAAATCATTATATGGATATGCGCGAGTTCCATCAGAAAGAAGAATGTGTTGCCCGCGCGAAAAAGTTTTATCATTTTTATTATCTATAGGCCTTTCACTTTTTGTATATATATAAGCCATTGGATTTAGCGGACATAGTTCTGCTTCTTTTTTCATTGGTTTATATTTTTTATTTACTGCATATCCACATAACTCAATATTTTCATATTGCACTATTTCCGGCGAAAAAGGAATAGATATATCTTCTTGAAAGTAATATACCTTTTCATAGTAGGGCGCGCGAGAAAGGTCAGAAATAAAACTGACCATTTCTCGCTAACGGTTGAGGTAAGTAGATAATTTCATAAGTTGAAAGTTGGGTGGCGGAATAGGCTTTTTGTTTTTTAGCGCATATATTCTATCTGCGTCATACAATGCAATACTCATTCTCTTACCCCCGTTATAATCTGTCCATCTGGAAGTATTTCATCAATAGTTTCTACCAAATGCCAAGGAGTACGAGTATATTTCTTAGCAATAAAGGTTGAACCGCGACGAATACCGCTGATAATAATTTTATTACCTCGCTTGAACATAGATGGTTCAATTACGTGTTTTTTCCCATCAGACCCGCGCTCACTAATTTGACGGTCATATTTTGTAAATGCGTCACCAAACATACGAATTGTTACTACTCCTGTTGTGGTGAGTATTGTAATAAGACGCTTAGTTTTATCTCGGTCAAGAACTGTTCCTGCGATACGCTCAATATGGAACATAGGAATAGTCTTTCCATCTTTTGTAGTAAAAGTATATTCTGGCTCTGGCTCTTCAGAAAGTCTATTGAAGTCAGCCCATCCTTGCGCGATTTGGTCAACCTGCGCAAGCTCATGGGGATGATTATAATAGGAGACACTATCCATTTCCCACTTACTAATTGAACCAAGACAATACTTATTATATACTTCTTGATAAAGTATATTGTTCAAATTGGTCAGAAGTTCTTCTTTATTTGCTTTGATATAGTCGCGCACGGGGTTCATAAGTTTCGTATATGTTTTATCCCACCTTGAAGCATCTATACGACCGCAATCATCATTCTCATAAATTATAGCATCTTCGTCAAAATGGGTCTTATAAAATTCAAGAGGATAATCTTCTAATTTATAATATAAGCCATCTTTACAATTCTTTTTGAGATATTTTTGAAAGTTGAATATTTTTACCTCAAGCGAAAGCTCATTGGGGAGTAAATTATATCCAATAAGCATTTGCATATTGCGTAAATTCAATTCTTTTTTCTGGTCTGCAATAGAAGAAATATAGTGCTCCATTACTTCTTCGCGTGAAGAGCCAAATTTATCAAAAGCACCAGCTTTGATAAGGTTTACCATTTGGGTTTTATTTATTTTGATTTTAGCTAAAAAGTCTTCAATAGAGGTATAGGGACGCGCGTCTATAATCGAAGAAACTAGCTCTGCTCCAATTTTTACAATGCCGCTCAACCCGTAAATAATAGTATTATTGTCTACGTCAGGAACGAAAGTAAAATCTGAAGCATTTACATCTGGAGGTTCAATAGAAACACCAGCGTTTTTCATTTTATTGATAGCGGTACTTACTTTTCCATAGTTGGTTGTAGAAGTCTTTTTTTTCTTTTTCTTTTCTATTGATACAACTTCTTCTGATTCGTCATCATCTTCATCTTCTTCTGTTTCTTCTTCTACCAATTCTCCAACACATGAGACAGGGTCTACATAATCATCAACTTCGGTAATATCTTCTTCGTTGCCAGCGCTATCACAAATAAGACAAGCACAATTCCAAAATAATAGGAAAGTGGAAAGCGAGATTCATTTCTTGAAGAGCAACAAGACTATAGGCAAGGGTATGCGACTTATTCTTTACTGCACCTAATTTCTTAGGCCATTTCTGTTGCAGTCTGGACTATACCATCATCCTTATCTAAAAGGACGTCTTTATTATAGTCTCTGAACGTCTTTCTTAAATAATTATACTTTCGTGCCATTCCATATGGCATATTATATATAACAGCAATAAGTTTTAAAATATTATATTGATTAGCGCTTTCTACTCGATATAAGCCCACATTATTTTGACTAATATGAATATCAGTCATAAACAGTCTTTGTTCAAGAATAGATACAAACCAGTCAATCAATTCTTTAGACATTGATACAAAATAGAATTGTGCGCCATTATAGGAGGTTTTTGATACTCCACCATCACCATCTATCATTCCTCTAATTATATAAGGAATGAATCTTTCTTCTTCTGCTAATAGCTATGGAGCTGGGACAATTTTAGACTTATTAGAGACAATTCCGAAGCGTGCAATCTACTTAGTAATACCAGGAATAGTAATCAATACTCTATATCTTGGCCTATAATTCTCTGTATAGTAGGTTTTATAATTTGTACCTATTGTTTTTGCCACAAAAGCAATAACGTCTTCGTCGGTCATATCCAGTCCTAATCCGTCTCTATCAGAAAGTACATATCCATCTGTAATCATAAGACCAATAAGATATGCGTCAAATGGAGAAGTAATTTTTTCTAATGAATAAGTATATCCTCTACGATTATCATGTGCCTATTTGACTATATCTTGATAAGTATCTGGATAATATTTTTTTACTTTATCAATAATAGATTTTTTAGTTTTAAATCCATATTTATTCATTAGTTCGTTTACTGGTGTACCAGCAATATATTCTAAAACTAATTGTTGTTCTTCTATATTGGATAATTTTTTATATCCCAATGTATCTCACCTCTAATTATAAGTAGCCCAAATAGACTATATCTTATAAAGAAATGATACATATTTAAGAAATTTCGCTGCGTTTGATTGCCCAATCCTTTCTGATTTTACCTTACCGTTTCCGTTACTAAACGCCATTTATATATTACTATATAAACTTGGTTAGAAAGGCTCTAAGGGGTTCCCCGCAATTTAAAAGATTTTTTACTATATGTTACCATATAGGGGTTCAATATTTTAAACCCATATCCTCTACTTGTAGCTACAAGAACATTCCATACATAATTACATAAATGCTCACTCAAGTTCTTTTCTCGCATATTTTCAAAATATTGCTTAGTAAGTTTTTCATATTCTGCGGGATTCTTTTTAGCAATAGATTTTCTAAGTTTATCTGCAAAAGTAAGGTCAAAGCCACCGCATTCGGGAATTTGTACCAATTGCATAAAGCCTTCTTGACTTTCACAAATACCATTAGAAGTGAGAAGAACGGGTTCAAGAATTTTTTGTTCTTCCTTAGTCAGTCCATAATTATCCATTTCATCATACCAATCTTGGATATTATGTTTGAATCGCGCGAATTTGTGAAGTGGCTGTTCTGCCCCCTTTTCTGGAGCCATCAATCGAATTACTGAATTTAGAGTAGCAAGGTCATCGACGGATGTGGGTTTAGCCAATGCAATACCTTGAATACCACTTTGCTGTTCCATTTGGAAAAGAGCATTGATTTTGTGCTCCCAGACCATTTTCCACATCTTTTGATTCTCACGCTCAAGATTATATATTCCAATAATTTTTTCGTAAGTATCCTTCAAAGTAGCTTCTGGCTGAATGTAATTTTGTTTTATCAAAAGGTCAAGACAAGTATGAATTTTGTCTAGAGCTTCAACACTCAGTACATCATACTTTATCAAGCTAACTTTTTCTGCATCGTGGAGGTCATATTGTGTAATAATTGTTCCATCGGGTGCGCGCATAAGCGCAGTAGAATTTTCAAAAGGCTCATCAACAAAAATTACACCGCCTGCATGGATACCAGTTCGACAGATAAGCCCTTCAATTTTATGAGCTACTTTCCAAAGTTCTGGATAATTTTGTGTCATTTCTTCTACAAATTTCTTATTAGGAAGAATACCATTTTCTTCATCTCCATAAAAAGTTTGGTCAAGGGTTTGCATAATACCACGCTCAGATTTTATCATAGAGGCAAGGTAAGAAGCAACATCTACATCAATACCTAGTCCTCGTGCGGCGGTAAGAATGGCACTTTTAGATTTTTCAGTTCCAAGAGTAAGTACATTAGCCACTCTATCACTACCATAAACTTCGCGGAAATGATTGAGCACTTGCGCTCTGCGCCCGCCCTCAATATCAATATCTACGTCTAATACAGATACACGGGCAGGATTTAGAAAACGCCATGGAAAGGTTTGGGTTCGTTCCCAAAGAGGGTTGATTTGTGTAATATCTAAGAGGTAAAGTAAAATAAATCCTACACCTGAACCACGTCCAGGCCCTACTAGAGTTCCTGCTTCCCAGCAAGCTTCAATTATCTTTTGAAGATTGAGATAGTAGGCACTCCAATGAGCTTTATTCACGTCAGAAGAAATGCGAGTCATTTCAAGACAAGTATTTATTGCATCATAAGTTGCCTGATTTTGAAGGCGCGCGTCAGAATTTATTTTTTGAATAATTGCTTTTACAAGCTCTTTATCTCCAATATATTTTGATGAAAGGAACGATTCAAATTCGGGAATCTTTTTGCACCAATTATCAGCATCTACAATATCATCGAAATTTTTCCAAGGCAATTGAGGAATTTTCAACGGCTTTTTGAGACTATAATTTTCGCATTTATTTTGAATTTCAATAATAGAATTATATGCTTCTTGAATTTGCTCTATAGACAGCTCAGACATATAAGAACGTATTTCTTCATGCCCCATAAGATAAGTAGTGGCATAGAATCCATCTACTTCTCGGTCACCATTTTGTGAATTGAGATATGCCTTGTGGATTGCACGGTCTTCTTTTTTGAGATAGTGAGCATCAAGAGTAATCGTGTATTTGACATCTAACTCTTTTGCAAGACGTAATAATGTGCAATTCACTAATTTTTGTTCGGGGTTCGGTGAAGGTTGCATTTCTAAATAGAAATTTTCTTTTCCAAAAACCTCTTCCATGCGCCGACACCATCGTATAATATAGTCCCACTTCGATTCATCATTAGTGGGCGCCCAATCAAGAATCAAATGAGGAAGAAACCCACCAAGACAAGCAGTCATTCCAATTACATGACCTGGATTTTTCCCAATTACATCAATTATATCTTGATAATAAGTAGGTACTCTACGCATACCTCGTGCCATATATGACCTACGCCACGCACGGGTTGAAATTTCACGAATTTGCTGATGCCCTACTAAATCTTTAGCAAGCAGAATAAAGTGCCAATAACGGTCTTTTTTGCTGTCATAGTTTTCGCTATTTAGGCCATTACGGACGAGATATATCTCATTGCCACGAATAAGTTTGAGATTAGGGTATTTTTCATGGGCTTTCTCGATAGCTTCTTCTGCTTTTATATGTCCTGCTATGGTTTCATGGTCAGTTATTGCAATGCAAGAATAACCAAGTTCTCCTGCATAATTAATTAGGTCTGGTATCTTATTGATACAATCACGCAAACGGAAATTTGAAAAATCAGTATGCGAATGTAATGAACCTGGATATGTTATTTGATTACTCAAAATACCACCTACCTTTCCTATTTTATATTTATATTATATCATAAAATTCTCAAATTTTCAAATTTCTCTACTAAGGAAAAAGTGTGATTGAATATTCAATCACACTTACTCCATCCACAATTCTTGCAAATAATGCAACCGCCTTCTTGTATCAATTCCTCGCCACATTGCGGGCATTTATTTATCTTTGCCTTTTGCTTTTCATGCTCTACCCTTGGAATACGAATTTCATTGCTCTCATTATTTTCCATCCAGTCTCTAAATTCATCACTCATTTCGAGAAGCGCACGCCCAATAGCCATCGGACAACAGGCTCCAGGTGAAGTATCATGTTTAGTTGCATGACGCGTTGCATAAGATGGGCAAGCACCACAAGAATTTAGTTGGTCTACGATATCTTCTAGACCCACACCGGCGCGTGAAGCAAGAGAAATCATACGTGATAATCCAATCATAAAGTTGTTGCATCCGCCTGTGCTTCCTTTAGAAAAATATGTTTCTTGAAGTAAGCCAGTATTAGGGTCAAAGAAAGCTTGAACGTGAAGAGAACCACAACCAGAAGTGAGTTTGCGCTTGAGGCCAATTACATTATCATCAGCTACAAGAATATCGCCACGACCAAGGATGGTACTTGATTTTTTTTCTTCTTTTTTAGGCTTTTCTGTGGTAAGTATACCTTCGCGCATACATCCACTACGATAAACTGTAATTCCTTTCAACCCTTGTTTCCAGGCAGTGAGATAAATTTCTTTCACATCATCTACTGTGGCTTCTTTGGGTAGATTGACAGTACTACTAATAGAGGCATCAATATGAGACTGCCAAACACCTTGCATACAAACGCGGTCTTTTGGAATGATAGTTGCAGATGTTTCAAACCAGGCAGGCAATTCTTCTTCTTCTGTTAGTCCATTCGCTTTCATATATCTATCAACAATTGGAGTATAGATTTTATAGTATTCATCATGCCCATGTAGCGACTCTGTTTTTCTCGTATATGAATTAGCAAAAATTGGCTCCATTCCCCCAGATACTCCGAGCATTGTGGAAATTGTTCCAGTCGGCGCGATAGTAAGTAATTGGGAATTGCGAAGTCCATAGTGATCTACTAGTTCATCTACCTCTGGGATGACATTTTTTTTATAAAATGGAGTTTCACGGACGGCTTTTGTATATTTGGGGTAGGCTCCATCTTTTTTAGCAAGCATCGCACTCGTTGCAAGAGCGCTATTGATAAGGTGTAAGCCAATTTCATCACTAATTTCTCTTGCACGCTGACTACTATATGGAATTTCCATTTCAATTAGCATATCGGCCAATCCCATAATACCTAATCCGCACTGGCGCCAATCACGGACAGTTTCTCGTTGTTCTTTTAGAGGATGCTTAGGTAGCCCTTCATCCAAAACATCATTCAAAAAACGAATACCAATATCTACTGTTTCAATGAAACTGTCAATATCAAATTCTTTATCTTTTACAAACATTGAAAGATTGATACTACCTAATAGGCAGGAGCCTCCCGCTGGGAGGGGCTCTTCAGCACACGGATTCGTACCTGCATACTTGAATTTAGGGTTATTTGAAAGTAAATTCCAATTTTCAATTCTATCCCAGAATAATATTCCAGGCTCTGCCCAATTCCAGTTATTTTCGCATAATCTATCAAAAAGCTTATCAGCCATAGCAGTCTTGATAATTGTTTCATTAGTTTCTGGTCGGCTAAACTCCATTATCCATTCTTTATGTTCAACTGCACACTGCATAAAATCATTTGTAATACGAGTTGAAATGTTTGCTTTGGTAACGCTATCTGGTTTAGCTTTGATATCAATAAATTCTGGGAAGTCGGGATGATGGCAATCCAAAGAAATCATTAGTGCTCCACGTCTTCCTTGCTGCCCTATTTCTTCTGTTACTTGACTATAGCCCGCCATAAAGCTAACTGCGCCTGAACTTTCTCGTGCAGCATTGCCCACTTTAGCTCCGCGTGGAGCAAGTTTAGATATATCTATGCCACATCCGCCACCATAGGAATAAGTTCGTGCAAGTTTTTTCCGACTATCATAAATTGATTCCAAATTATCTTTTGGGGGTTCAACAACGTAGCAATTGCTCAAGCTCATCTTACAATCGTCCACCCCGCGTCCGCTAAGAATACGGCCACCAGGGATAAATTTTTTGCTACGAATAGCGTCTTTATATGTGTCGACTCCGCCACTTACGCGGTCAAGCCACTCTTCAAAACTTTCGTTATTATGTTGATATTTACGCTTCCAGATATCAATACCAATTTGATTATTGGGGCCAAGCCACTGTTCTACTGTCATGCAGTTCTCTCCCTTCAAAACATAAGACGATTATCATATACATTATAATCATCTACAAAAATTTGGGGTGTATATTGTCCGCCCCATTCATTTACATTTGCACGCCCTACTACTTCTAAACGCATAGATGATAAATTTTCTATTTGTTCGATAAACGCACTTGCACGGAAAAACATATATGCTATACCATTTTGAATTATCTTCACAGTATCTTTATTTTTACCCATTATTTGGACATCTTTCTTTTCAACATCAATATTAGTTATTGCAATAATTGGTTCTTGGCAACCTTGACCATAAATTGAATGATATTTATCTATATCATAGATTATATCCTCTATATCACTATCAAAAGCTTTGCGTTCAAAATTTACTTTATAATATGTTGTGCCAAAATTATATTGAGCTAAATCCTTATCTGCGCGCGCTAATAAATCAGGAATAAGGTTGTGTTTGATAGATGAACCAAATGCCTAAGAATGTCCTTGGCAATATTCAAATAAGCCAAGCTCTGTAAGATAGCCCTTCAAATCTTCAAGTTTTGAATTATTTATTCCTCGCGCGGAACCGCGAGAATAGCCTTCATTATTTTCTCGAAGTACAAGAGTTGGCTTTTGGTATCTCGCCGCGCACTTCATTGCTAATACATATTAATCCTTATTTTCATAAGGTATAGACTATCTTTTACTTCTTAATAGAAGAATATCCATTTCGAGTCACGTATCAATAGTGACCCTACTCCCCTTTCGAGGGATAGTCGTTACAGGTTCAAAAATTATATTTTTTCTTTCGTTTTGAAATAGTGCTTCTAGATATGCCTGTTTTTCTAGCTATATCCATAATTTTTTTGCCTTCTTTTAAATCATCATAAATAATTTGTTCTTGCTCTGGTGTTAAATGAGTACTTTTTTTTCTTAGGGGATAAGTAAATTCAGCATCTAAGTTAGTTTGCCCATTATTCAGTTGGCATAAGAAATGTTCTGAAACCTAGTATTTTTGCATAATTTCTTTATAAGGAATTTCTGTATCTCTTAATAAAAGAGCAATTTCATATTTGATTTCTTGAGGTATTTCGCGCCATTCCCTTGTTACTCGTAATGGATAGTGTTCATCTGCGCAAAAACCATAAATCCCCTTATTAATATAAGAAATACAATCTCGATAAGTTCCAAAATCATTGGCTATTTCTGTAATGGTTTTTTCGGTATTTTTTAATTCATTGCGAATAGCAATTAGCTACACATCAGACAAAGGGAGACTCTTTTTATACTATGAGCCGCCAGTTGTCTAATTATATCCTTGCCCATACCTTGCCCAACTTTTTTCTTGTTCTATCCAAAATTGTTCCCTAAAATCTACATACTCATTATTTTGACTGTCTTCAATAATTTCTAATATATAAAAATCAAAATTATCTATTCCATATTCTCTAATTTTTTGATGAAAAAGACACCCATAATCTTTAGAATTAGAATTATAAGCCGCATTTTTATGCGCTGTATATCGAACAGTTGGATTATTTGTCTATCCGATATATTTATGATGATTAATTTTATTTTCAAAACAGTAAATATATTTCATAATGCATCTCCTTTCATTTCTTTCTAAATATAAGTAGCAAAATGAAAAGAGGTTCATAAATTTTTGCTTCCCACGGGATTGCCATATCAAAATTTGACTTAGGGTTCCCCGTTAGCCATCGAAAGATGACCCCGTTGATGAAACGGAAAAGATATTAGTGGGCCATTATATTAACCCATTGAGTGTTGGATTGAGACAATCTTCATCATTCAACTCAACAACTAGTAAATTATGCTTGTCTAGTCCTTGGTCTTGAATACGAAAATCAATTTGTTCAAGTGCGCACTCTAATTCTTTATTCTAACGAGCCCGCGCGTTCACACAGTTACGAACTACTTGAGTAGCCAATTTTTCACTCATTCCTTTTTCTCCACGTTTTGTTGAGGGGACAATTTTTTCTCCATCGATAAACGCAAGGAACAAATTTTCTTTTTCTTCCATTGTCCCAACACGAATAAGCGCATTGATAAGTGGAGTAACATAAAAGGCAATAGAAATATAATTCATGCGCGCACCGATAGAGTAAGACTGCTTGTCAAGAAAAGATTGAAAAAGGAAATTCTTTATTGGCTTTTCTAAACCCTGCTTTACAAGATAAGCAATTTCTGGTTCAACCATTTGCGCCATATCGCTTATAAGCCCAAGGGCTACCAAGTCAATATAGTCATCAGCATAATTTACTCCATAAAGGCTATCTAAATAACGACAAAATTGGTAAACTACGCCCGCACCAGTGAGCTGTTTGTTTTTGTAATTTGGTGAAGATTGGTTATTGATTATAATTGCATTTTTAGATTGTACATCTACTTCATGATGGTCAAGACAAAGAACAGGTATGCCACAATCGTGGAGTACAGTATGTTGTTCTTCATCATTACTACCTGCGTCAGGGACAAGAATTAGGTCAAGAGTTTCACTCTCTTCAATTAGTTCATCAATAAGGTCAGATAGGCCATGTTGCTTAGCAGTATGAATTTTGAAATCCAATTGTGCTTCTGGATATAGTCTTTTGATATACATCCATATGGTACTAGCACTTGTCATTCCATCAACATCGCAATCGCAAATAACTACAATATACCCATTTTTTTGGAGCACCTATTTGAGTAAATGCGCGCCTTCTCGAATATTTTCTAAATCTAAGGGAGATTGCAATACTGATTTAGATGGGTCGCGCAAAACATCTGCATCAGCGCCCCAACTAGCTACTAACTACTTCACATAATTGCTTTTATAATTTTCATTACATAATTTATATTCCATTATCCACGTATCACCACTTTCTTTTCCATTAGTCGTTGGAATATTTCTGGCCCTTTATCAATAGGACTATCCTTATAAGCTAGAAGTCCTTCTCTATCAGCAATATAATAAAATTGATAATATTTACTATATTTTTCACCAATAGCTCTAATTTTATTCAAATATTTTTCACATTCTGGCGTTCCAATTTTTTCATATTCTTTATCAAAAGCTAAAATTACATTTTTTACTTTACAATTATGAAGCAGAATTAGTAATTGGTTTTTATTGAGATTACTGCCACAAACGGCTACACTATTATTTTTAGGAAAATAGCTATCCATGAGCATAACACTCTTTTCGGCCTCAAAAATAATTACAGTCTCATAATAATTTATATCTTCTTTTGTCCAATTCAATCCATATAGATTGAGAGACAACGGATGATTATATTGTTTACCTTCTACATATACAGGCCGGTATTTTCCTTGTGATGCTTCTTCTGGATTGAGGGCGCGCCCTCTAATCCCGACAAGTCTTCCAGCAACATCATAATGAGGTATAATAATCTTATTTTGGCGAATAGAATATCGTATATTGAATTTATCCATAGTTTTTGGTGTTATACCTTCGCGTAACCATTCTTCGCAATAGGTTTTTGAAAAAGTGTCTAACACTCCAGCAGGGTATTCAGGCAATTCAATAAGTTTACGTTTGAGATATTTCTTTTGCTTTTCATAGTGAAAAAATTCAAAACCCTCTTCTTCTATTCCACTATCATTCATTATATCAGAAAGAATAGAATAGAAAGGTTTATCTACTCCACGCAAAGCCCAATATTTTCGGTATAGTTCAAAAATATCAAAGCAATCTCCACACTCTGTATAGCATTGAAACAATTTTGAGTTCCTATAATAATAGAGCTTCATACTTGCTTCTTCGATATTTATATTGTGGCATAAAGTCGGAAAAATAACTGCCGAAGGAGTTTCAATATAATTAGTCGCACCAAGCTTGATAAGTAAATGAATTACTTGTTCATCTGTAAGAGACAATCGTACCTCATTAGCTTTCATATTATATCAATCCCACGAATGGGTCTCCTTTCTTCTCTTGTATTTTTTCAAGAAGCTGGTCAGTAATAAGAAGCTTTTCTTTCTTTTCCACAGGAGGAAGTATTTCACCTGTATTTAGGTCAACTACTGTTTTTTGAATATTCCAAGTAGTATCTTCCATCACATACTCTTGCTTGAGTTCACCTATATCTACTCGTTTGAAGAATTGGTCTGTAGCAAATAAATCTGTTCTACGACAAGTTCCTAAATCAACTAAACTCCAAATTCTTACCTATGTGTATTTACCTCTACGCATCTTGTATATATCTGTTACAAGGTTTGGTCTAATATTAGATAAAGTTTCAAGTTTATGAATTTCTTCGTCTGTTGGCCGTGCCATAATACAACCCATATCTGCTTTATCAGCTAGACTGCGCGCGCCTCGAATAACACTTTCATTTTTTATTTGACGTCCACCATCTTCTACTTGGGCATTAGTCTGAGTAGACGAAAGAATAAATACATTGAGTTCTACAGCTAAATCTTTTAGCGCAGACCCCATTAGGCCAAGAGCAACATCTTCTCGAATACGCAAATCACGAAATTCATTCAGCAAAGCAGGATTAGAAAAAATATAGTCATAAAATACATATCCAATATCATTTTCAAGTACCTGCTGACGCAGCATATACTGTAATTGGGAAATATTTGGATTAGCCATTCGCGCGAGAGTAAGATTATCAGAATATGTATCCATAAGCCAAATAGCTTTTTGGATTCTTTTTTCTTCTTCACTGTCATAAGTACCAAAAAGTATTTTGTTTTCATTCACACCTGAAAGATAAGCAACTATCATGGTTTGAATTTCATCAAGCTCTTGCTCTGTCGCAATATATAATACTTTTTCGCAGGCGCCTGCCCATTCCCACGCTTGTTTTTCATTATCATATCTAATTGGGTAAGCTAAATAACAAGCATCACCAACCATTGTACGGCTTTTACCTATGCCACTAGACGCAGTTCGCAAATAGAATTTTCCTTTGCGCGCCCCACGCACCATTGTATTGAATATTTTCCCTTGAAGGCGCGCACCCGTATCTGGTTCATTTTTGAGAGTTTGAATAAGTTGAGCTACCTTGAAGTTAGCAGTTTCAACTTTATTTTCTTGAGTAACGCCAGCCTTAGTTTCTGCTCCAGTAATTTGCCGACGCAAAGCATTCACAATGTCTTGGGGTTTGAGTGCATCAAATAATTCATTGATTTTCTTATCATCATCAGTAATAATTGTCTCTACATAGAACCTTGAAGTATCATAACCTAACTTTTTGAGTTCAAAAAGAAGATTGACTTTTTTCATTCTATTATAGTAGTAATCAAAGTTACCAAGGTCACTTAGAGCTTCTGCATCATCAAGAAATTCATGCCCATTTTCTTTTTCCCAAACAGCCCAATTAGTGGGATTTTCTTTGAGAACATTTTCAATATCTATAGCGGAAACGCTTTTCGCACCACGCTCATAGAGATTGAAAATTATACCAAATACTTTACGATAAAATGTATTATGAAAATCTGCAAGAGAAAGAGCATATTTATCTGTTTGGCCAAGGATAGATGGCTGTTTGAGTAAACAACCGATTATTTGGATATATAAATCTTTTTCTTCAAGCATTTATATCACTCAATTTCATCTATGTTATATTTAGGTTTACGCTCTTTTTGTTTAGGGATAGGAACCACCTTTATAATCTTTTCCTGTGCTTCTGCTTTTTCAGTATCTTTTCTAAACTGCTCATTGATTTTATCGGCGCGCGCATAATAAGCTTGGGCATCATTATAGACATATGGAATGATGCCTATTGTTCTATCTTCAATAGGACGATTCTCTGGATTATGTTTGACTTCTATCCAATACCTGAGTGCGCGCTCCATACCTAAAAAGCTATATCCATATTTTTCATTATACATTTTGGCTTGAGTGATAATAGTTGGGCCAGGTGATTTCAAACAAAAAATATAGTTTATATACTCATAGAAATGAGCTCTTTGCTTCGCAATTTCTACACATTCTATATGGTAATTATGCCCATTGTAAGAAGCCCAATCATTGCTGCCTTTTTCTACTTTTTCTTTACAGTACCAACATTTTACAAGCATAAATATCCCTTTCTTTCATATAAAATAAAAAGAGAGGGAAATAATCCCTCTCTTATATTACACTAAATCGCGCATTTCAGCAACAACAACCTCATAAAGGTCTTTTTGTG